GCTGGTATATTGAAAACTCATTAACAACTTTAGGTCAAAAAGATCCTGTTAGTGAAGAAAATACAAGATTATGGAATACTGGTTTAGATAGTGATAAAGAAATTGCTAGAAAGAGAAAAAGAAAATTATCTTACTACTCAAATATTCTAGTGGTGTCTGATCCTAAACATCCTGAAAATGAAGGCAAAGTGTTCTTATTTAAATTTGGTAAAAAGATATTTGATAAGATTACTGAAGCAATGCAACCAGCATTTGATGATGAACAACCAATTAACCCATTTGATTTTTGGAAAGGTGCTAACTTTAAACTAAAAATCAGAAAAGTTGATGGCTATTGGAACTATGACAAGTCTGAATTTGAAGGCGTGTCAACTCTTGCTGAAAGTGATGACAAGATTAAAGAAATCTGGTCAAAACAATATGCTCTTAAACCTTTCCTTGACCCTAGTAATTTTAAAACCTATGATGAACTTAAAGAGAAACTGAATAGGGTAATTACGGGTGATAGAAACGCTAGTACCGTTGAAAATGCAAACCTCCCGCCAAAAACCAACGATACAGCGAAAAGCACACCAGTTAGTGCTCAACCAGAAGCTAGTGATGATGGTGAAGATGATACTTTGTCATACTTTAGTAAATTAGCTGAGGAAGAGTAATCTATCTCTCTCTATAACTGAATGCTTAAGAGGCCGTTAGAAATAGCGGCCTCTTTTTTATTTCCAGCGTATAAATATTGTTATGGCTACAATTTTAGATCCATTAGTAGATAAGCAAGGTGGTATAAGAAAATCAGCAGCTTGGTATAGAAGTAATGTAGCTTCTATCGCTGATAGAGTAACTGCCAGAAAGTTAATGAATCAAGGCAAGTTAATTGGCAGACCTAGTGCTGGCCGATTAAATATGTTCTTTTATGACCCAAAGTTAAAAAAGACTTTACCTTATTACGACACTTTTCCATTAGTATTACCACTTGAACCAATCAAAGGTGGTTTTATGGGTATGAACTTTCACTATCTACCACCATTATTGAGATTTAGATTATTACAACGTATGCAAAGATTTGCTGATGGTGGTCTAAATGAAAAAACAAAGATTGATGCTAGTTATGATGATGTAAAAGGAATTAATTTAGTAAAACCAACAATAAAGAAATATTTGTATAGTCACGTGAGATCACAGTTTTTAAGAATAGATTTTGATGAGGCAGCTTTGGCTGTTTATCTACCTGTACAACAATTTAAGAAAGCAGGAACAAATAAAGTTTATGCTGACAGTAGGAGAATGATCTAATGGCAATTTTAAGAGGCGGCCGAAGAATATTTGGACAAGATATTAGAATAGGTATTCCACGAGATAACACTTTGACAAAAGGTGGTATTATGAAAAGAGCTGCTGAACTTCCAGGAAAAAGTATTGGTGCTAGTGAAAATACTATAGGCCGATTTATGGCAGGTATTTCACAAGGTGAGGGTATGGCCAGACCAAACAGATTTTTAGTTAGATTTAATATTCCTAATAAATTACAATTACAACCACAAGAACCATTTGCTAGTGAAGGCTCAATTGTGCCTGCCTCTCAACAAGGTGTAAATGCTGTAGGCGGACAAGAGTTAGCTAGAAATGTTGGTATGATGTGTAACAATGTTACAATGCCAAGTAGAGATATTAATACAAAAGATCATTTAGTTTACGGTCCAAGAAGACAAATGCCTTATGCTTATTCTTTTGGTGGTATAGTTAATTTATCAGTTTTTGGTGATAAGTTTTTAAGACAAAGAATATTTTTTGAAACTTGGCAAAAGATGATATTCAATAGAGATACACATAATTTAAATTACTATGATGAATACACAGGTTCTGTAGATATATTTCAATTAGGTTCATTTGACGCTGAAAATGATAGAGATAGAGTTACATATGCTGTAAGATTATATGAATGTTATCCAGCAACAATTGGTAGTTACGATTATAATTATGGAACAAATAATGAAGTAGTGAATTTACCAATAACTTTAAACTTTAGAGATTGGAGAAATTTAGGTATAGATCAAGTACAAAATTTCACAGTAGGTGCCTCTTTTGGCACACTACCAGAAATAAAACCTGCCCCTGGTTTTGGCGGTATATTTGGAAGTGTTCTAAATAGATTGCCACCTGAATTGAAAAGAGCAGGTAGAGATGTGATTAATACGGCGAGAAGAAACTTACCTATTGGTCGAGCAACTGGTGGAAAGGTATTCCCACCGTTTTTATAATTAATATAATAAGGAGATATAATGGCATTACCGATACTAGAAACACAATCGTATGAATTGACTTTGCCATCTGCTGACGTTAAAGTAAAGTATAGACCATTTCTTGTAAAAGAGGAAAAGGTTTTATTACAAGCTTTAGAATCCGAAGATCAAAAACAAATAGTTAATGCTTTAAAAGAAATAGTTAGAGCTTGTACTTTTGGTTCTTTGAATGTAGATGATTTGCCTACGTTTGATTTAGAATACATTTTTTTACAAATAAGAGCTAAATCAGTAGGTGAGGTTGCTAAATTAAAAGTATTATGTCCAGATGATAAGAAAACTTATGCTGACATTGAAATTGATTTAACAAAAGTTGAAGTACAAGTAGATGATAGTCACACTAATAATATTGTGATAGATGAGAACAAAAAAATAGGAATGATTATGAAATATCCTACATTAGGTTCTGTTGATCCATCAATGGATTTTACAAAAGAACAAACTAATAAAATATTTCAATTAATCGGCAACTCAATCTATCAAGTATATGAGGGTGATAAAATCTACAATACAACTGATTATACGAAAGAGGAACTTAATAAATTCATAGAAAGTTTATCAACTAAAGCATTTGGCGATATACAAAATTTTTATAACACTATGCCTAAATTGATACACGAAGTTGAAATTGAGAATCCTAAGACCAAGGTGAAAAGTAAAGTAACATTACAAGGACTAACTGATTTTTTCGGATAGCCCTCTCACACGATAGTTTAGAAAACTATTTTAGTGTAAATTTTGCTTTGATGCAACATCATAAATATTCTTTAACCGAGTTAGAGAATATGATACCTTGGGAGAGGGAGGTTTATATTACTTTACTGACACAGTATATAAAAGAAGAAAACGAGAAACGCCAGAGGGAGGCTAACAAGTAATGGACGAAATAAAGGTTGCAGAACCAAAACAAAAAATTAGTGTTGATTTAGAGGTTGACACTTCAGTAAAAGATTTAGGTGTTAACCCTTATGCTAAACTTATACACTTAGCAAGAGCAGTTGACAGTTGGAGAATATTTCCAAGAGTATTCATATCAACATATATTTTCTTACTATACAAAGTAGTAATATGGTATATGGAATTAGAAGGACCTACAATGGAACAATCAGGCTTAGTATCAATCGTAGTTGGTGCTGGAGCGGCTTGGTTTGGTCTATACACAGGTAGTAAAGCAAAAGGCAAATAATGGCTGAACTTACACTAAAAGACGAATCAGTATTAGAGATAGGTAAATCTGTATCACAATCATTTGAAGGATTGGCAAAGACAGGAAAATCTCTAGTTGTATCACCTAGCGGATCAAGTGCTGGTCGGGTAGATGATTTTATTGGTCCTAGATTACCTGAAACAAATGAGGGTGATAGTGTATTATATCAGACAAGTTTATTAGAAGAAATAAGTCAAGGCATACAAGACTTAATATTATCATTTACAAATATGTTAAGTTTTGATAAGAAACAGGCCGCTGAACAAGATATACAAGAAAGAGTAAGTGAAGGCCAACAAACAGAAATACAAAAAGAAGGTGGAGATACAGGTTTCTTTACACAAGATTTTAAAGATATGATGAGTAGTAGATTGTCTGCTGTAAAAGAAGGCGCTTCTAATTTCTTTGGCATGATTTCGGGTAGTTTATTAGGTAAAGTAGGTTTATTTGGTTTATTATTAGCATTTGCTCTTAACATAGGTAAATTTAGTAATCAAATTGGTGAAGTTTTAAAACCAATTGTAGAAGGATTTAAAAATGCCTTTACTTCATTAAAAGAAGACTTTTTCCCATTTGTAGAAAATCTAGTTGAATTATTAGGTTCAGCATTTACCACAGTAAGTAACTTATTAAAAGGCCTATTTCAAGGAGATGGTAGTACATTTGTATCAGGCATTAA